CCAAACATGGTTTTGTCTACGGCGCTGATTACAGCGCCGTGCCGTGAGCTAATAGCATTCCTATCCGCGGCAACTAAATTAATGAAAACTCTTATTTTCAACACTTTGAACATCATCCATGTCATCTGGATGATGGTAAACCCACCACTTGGATTAACATCAACGAGGATACTGCTTGACTACATCCTGGACTTATTTGGATCCGATGTACAACCAGACAAGCGACGATTTTTCCGCGATCTTCGTATTGACACGCAGGTGAAGTTTAATAAGGATGAGACACACTCCCATGGCGCAGCAGCTAATTTAAGAACATTGGCTAATCTACACATCGACACTTTTGCCAATATGATTGGCGGCGGTGTGTACTCTGTGTCCATGAGCCGGAGTGAACAGTCTCGACATATGGACGGATCACGGTCCTATCATGTGCCCAAAGATCTCTCAATGCGATCGCAAAGTGACCATATACAAGCACACCATGTCATCAAGTTGGTCGACGTCGATTATTATACCGATGTTAGCACCTACTTACGTGGCAACCATCTGTGTCTGTTCACCTTTTCACCAACACACGTAGCTGGAACAACCGGCAGCGGAGATGGCACTTATTGGATCGACAATGACAACTATGTCCATACCTTATACAACGGTGGCGCTGAGTACGCGCACCGGGTGTGGGATTATCCTGGCGATACCGTACTCGTGAAACATGGCTGGTTATCATGGCTATATTTCATTGAGAGGCGGTACCTGGCCAGCGATCGTGTCTTACTACATTTTAATCCTGTGAGGCGCATATGGTGGCCAGCAACCTGGCTACTATCCACCCCAAACTTCACCTATAAGCATTACGCTGAAGGCAACGGTTATGTGAGTAACACTCATCGCAGCAGTGATGGCAGTGTTTACATCTCCATAGCAAAGATCAACTCCTATGTGTCTGTCACTTTGCGATATGACCACTACCTTGCCTGCGAACTCCGCGAAACCACGACCAAGCAACCTAACATGGCCAACGTTGAGAGAATACTCAACGCTTACAGCGTCGACGATTCCACACTAAAAGCAGCACTGCTCCATACTTACATCGCCAGTGGACCTAGACCCCGCATCTGCCGCTCCACCGAGGGAGCCTTCGCCCACGACGATGTGTTACACTACCAGACGTTAACACCGCTCATACTCGAGGACGGTTTAGGCTGCATGCGTAAAGTCGGACCTCAGATCGCCTATGGCGCCGCTGTTCCTGCACGTAGCGTTAACAACGATCACGCTTGCATCAACGGCCGGCTGAGGGCTGTAACAAATCCCATAAAGGTCTATTCACCATTTTTATTTCAATGCGTGACCGAGTTCGCCAAGCGCGTCATACCCACCCACATGGTGCACACACTTGTCCCATTTGACTTTGATCAACAGTGGGAGCAATTTGCACGACCAACACAACGGGCCAATGTTGCCCGTAGCATGTGGGCGATGTTTTCCACACACACAAGTATACGCTCGTTTCAGAAAGCTGAGTCATATTCCAAAGTCACTTCACCTAGGAACATTAGTACACTCCCAATAGAGCATAACTTCCCATTGGGGCAATTCAGCTTAGCCTTGTGTGAACATTTGAAGACCTTCTCATGGTATGCATTCGGGAAGCACCCTAGTGTATTCATCGAAAGGTTGATGGAATTAACCAATAAATATGAAACTTTACAAGTCACGGATATCTCTAAATGTGATGGCTCTGTTGGTTACATCCATTACCTGATGACTCAAATGATAGTGATGCGTGCCTTCTCTGAACAATACACCGATGAAATCGCTCGATTGTTAGCAAACGAATGCCGCGCTAAAGGCACCACCAGTAATGGCGTCAAGTATTACCAGTTTGCAACCACGCTGTCAGGTTCCTCCGACACCTCTTGGCGTAACACTTTGGTTAATGCATTCAACGACTTCGTACATCACCGCAGAACAATGACTGCAGACGAAGCGTGGAACCGTTTAGGTATATATGGTGGAGACGATGGCATCAGCACTTCCATCGATGGCGACTCATTAGCGATAACGAGCGCCATGTTAGGTATGAAAGTGCGAGGGGAGACCCGGCGCCGAGGCGAAGATGTGCCATTTTTGGGAAGAATATATCTGGACCCCTGGACCACCAAGGAGTCCATTTGCGACGTGAAGCGCCACATACCAAAACTGCATCTCACCGCAGCCCCGAAGGATGTGCCTGATGAGGTTGTGCTAGTCCGTAAAGCCGAAGGGTTCATGATAACAGACCCCGACACCCCAATCATTTCTGATTGGGCCCGCGCCGTGCTACGCACCCACAAAGTGTC